ACAGGAACGGCGGGAACAAATAATATTACAGTAGGATCAAATAGTTTAAAGATCAATGGAAGCGTACAAGATGCTATAATAGATGTTAATGGCGGAGCAGCAATATTTGTATATACAGGCTCAACATATGGATGGAGAATGGGATAATGCCAGTTAGTTTATCAAGTTTAGGCGCAAAGTCACAAAAGGTACAAGAATTTACAGCAACAGGAACATTTACCGTTCCCTCTAATTGCACGACTGTAGAATTATTTTTAGTTGCAGGTGGAGGCGGCGGTGGTGGCGCTGACACCAACAACACTTGTGGCGGTGGAGGCGGCGGTGGTGGCGTTATTCAACGGACAATTGCTGTAACTGCAGGTTCTTCTTACACTGTAACTGTTGGCGGAGGTGGTACTAGTGGTGCAGCTGGAGCCATTGGTGGCAATGGTGGCAATACAACTTTTGGTTCATTAGCAACTGCAAATGGCGGCGGTGGAGGTGCTGGAACTTCAACACCTAGTGGCCATGGTGCCAGTGGAGGTTGTGGTGGCGGAGCTGCATCAGGAAGTACTTACAACGGCGCAGGTTCTGGTGGCGGTGCATTAAGCGGTCCTGGTCTTGGAACTTGGACAGCACAAAATGGAAATGGTGGACAGGGAACTCAAGGAGGAAGCGGTTTTGGAATAAATCTATCTCCAGGCCGAGGTGGAGGTGTTGGAATAAATGGATTTGGTGGCGGCGGCGGCGCTGGCTCTGACACTCAAGGTCTTGGATTAACTGGCAATAGCGGTGGTGGAAAAGGCGGAAACAGAGATAATAATGGAACTGATGGAACCGCTAATACTGGTGGCGGTGGTGGAGGTGGCTCCAGAGGCAGTAGTCCATCACGTACTGGTGGCGCTGGCGGTTCAGGATATGCACGAGTTGTGTATTGGTCATAAGGAGATAAATTATGGAAAAACATTATGCATTTATTAAAAATAATATAGTACAGCAAGTAGCAGTATTCGCCTCACAAGATGAGGAACTAGCTGATGCTGTAGCTCATGAACATGGATTTGACGATGCAGTTTGGGTAGGAGAAAATCCTCCTACAATGTGGTCAACATATGATGGAACATCATTTACACCACCAACACAGGAATATTTAATATCAATTGGTATTATGAATCCAATAATTGAAGCGGCAGAATAGATTTAAGCATTAAATAATGCTAAAATAAGATAAACCGAACAAAGGAGAAATAAAATGGCACATTGGGCCGAATTAGATGAAAACAACATTGTAACAAGAGTCCTTGTTGGATCAAACGATGATCCAGATGAAGGATATCAATGGTTAATTGATAACTTGGGTGGAACCTGGGTAAAGACTTCATATAATGCAGTTGCAGGAAAACGTAGAAATCCTGATACAAATGAGATTACAGATGAAGCAGGATTTAGAAAGAATTATGCAGGTATTGGATATACATGGGATTCAGTAAGAGATGCTTTTATTCCACCTATGCCGCCGACTACTATTCCAGATCCAGATAACGAGGGTCAGACAAAAGAAGTTACTTGGACTCTTAACGAAGACACATGTAATTGGGATATAACAGCTTAACAAAATAATTTAAGTAGGGGATATGTGAACCGAATTGGCAGATAAAGATTTCAAAGTAAAGTCAGGATTAGATCTTGGCACCCCCCTTCCTTTAACAGAAGGCGGAACAGGACAAACTTCTGCATCTAATGCTTTAAATGCGTTATTACCACTTCAAACAGATAATACCAACAAAGTATTACAAACCAACGGAACATCTACATCTTGGGTCATATTGCCAAACGGATATTCAAAAGGTGACACAGCAAGTAGACCAGGATCACCTGCATTGGGCGACATTTACTCAAATACTCAAACTGGATACATTGAAGTTTACACATCAGCAGGATGGTCGCAACTTGGTGTAATTCCAACTTCTGCAACATCTGCAACTGCAACAGACGTTGGTGCATCACGAGCATATAATAATGGCGCAGCATCAGTTGCATTTACTGCAGGTTCTGGTGGAGGATTAGCATCAAGTTTTACAGCAACATCAACAACTGGTGGCTATTCAGGTTCTGGATCTTCTTCACCAATTGTAGTTACTGGAATTCCTTCCAATACAGCATTAACTTTTACAGTAACAGCAACTAATGGATATGGAAATGCTTTAGCGTCCGCAGCATCTAACTCTGCAACTATAACAACCGTTCCCCAAGCACCAACTGTTGGTTCTGTATCTAGCGTAGCTGACGCAGCATATGGATCAACAGTATCAGCATCAGTACCAATAAGTAACAATGCAACAGGCGGACAAGCAATAACTTCATATACAGTCACATCTTCACCAGGATCTTTTACTGGAACAGGTACTAGTCCAGTTACGGTTTCAGGTCTTACATCTGGAACAGAATATACTTTTACATCTACAGCAACAAATTCTAATGGAGCTTCATTATCAAGTTCTGCATCATCTTCATTTACACCCAGCACTGTTCCACAATCTCCAACAATTGGAACAGCTACTGCAGGAAATGCATCTGCTTCTGTTACATTTACAGCAGGAGCAACTGGAGGTTCTGCTATTACTGGATATACGGTAACTTCTAGCCCAGGATCACTTACTGGAAGTGGATCATCCAGCCCTATTACAGTCTCAGGATTAACAAATGGAACTGCTTATACATTTACAGTTACAGCAACAAACGCAAACGGAACATCTACAGCAAGCAGTGCTTCTAGTTCTGCAACTCCACAACTTCCTATGCCAACTTCAGCTGATTATTTAGTTGTTGCTGGCGGAGGCGGAGGCGGTGGTGGCGCTGATAGTGGTGCTGGTGGCGCAGGTGGAGGCGGTGGTGGATTTAGAACAGCCACCTCATTTGCAATAAGTGGTAGTTTTACAGTTACAGTAGGTGCTGGTGGCGCTGGTCAGGGCTATCAAGGAAGTAGCGGTTCTAACTCTGTTTTCTCAACCATAACCTCTACTGGTGGTGGTGGAGGTGCTGGTACTTATAATGGTGGTGCCAACGGTGGTAGTGGTGGTGGTGGCAATAACTGGGGTGGTCCTGGTTCTGGTATTGTTGGACAAGGAAATAATGGCGGTTCTCAAGGAAGTGCTAATTACACAGGCGGCGGAGGCGGCGGTGCAGGTGCTGTAGGAGGAAATGGTGTTGGTGCTGTTGGTGGAGCAGGCGGTAATGGAAGCGCAAACTCTTATTCTGGTTCATCTGTAACTTATGCTGGTGGTGGCGGTGGTGGATATAACTACTTTAATGCAGGCGCTGGCCAGGGTGCAAATGGTACTGGGGGCGGTGGTGGAGCAAATGGCGGAGGCGGTGGTGCAGGTTCGGGTAACAACGGCACTGGCGCATCTGGTGGTTCAGGAATAGTAATTTTACGTTATTCAAATGCTTTTAGAGACTTAACAACAATTGGCGCTGGACTTACTTATACAAGAACAACCCCGACTGGATATAAAGTATACACATTCACAGAAGGAACAGGAACGGTGACAATCTAATGGCACATTATGCATTTTTAGATCAAAATAATATAGTAACTGAGGTTATTACTGGTAAAGATGAAAACGAATTACTTGAAGGATTAACTCCTGAAGAATGGTACGAAAATTATAGAGGACAAAGATGTATTCGTACTTCCTATAATGGAAATATTCGCAAAAATTATGCTGGAATTGGTTTTTTCTATGATGAGGACAAAGATGCCTTTATTCCAAGAAAACCTTTCAATTCTTGGATTTTAAATGAAGAGACCTGCCAATGGGAACCGCCAGTTGCTCGTCCAATAATCGATGAATCAGATCCTAAATTTTACAGATGGAATGAAGAAACAACATCCTGGAATGAAGTAGAATAAGCATTTACAATAATTGCTTTAAATAGTAGAATAGGTACTATGAATCTAGTACAAAAATCAATATCTAATGGGGGAAAATTAGTTCCTCTTATTATTCCCGCCGAAGAAACGGGCGGGACAGGATTAATGAACCCCTCTATCTTTATAGATGATGATGGAGATATCCTATGTATATTAAGACACATAAACTATACTTTATATCACTCCGAAAATGATCAAAGATTTCCTAGTGTATGGGGACCATTAGCATATTTACATCCAGAAGAAGATCAAAGATTAGTAACTGCTAACTACCTTTGCCGACTTGATAAAGATTTAAATATAATTAACTGGACATTGATCGATACTACTAAATTAGATGTTGCTCCAATATGGACATTTGTTGGATTAGAAGATGCAAGGCTTGTTAAATGGGATGGCAAATATTATGCAACAGGAGTTCGCAGAGATACAACAACTAACGGAGTTGGTCGTATGGAATTATCAGAATTAAAGATTGATAAAAAATCCTGGACTGCTAAAGAAATATCACGAATTAGAATTCCAGCCCCCATAGATGAAAATTCATACTGTGAAAAGAATTGGATGCCTATCCTTGATAAGCCATTTCATTATATTAAATGGACTTCTCCAACTGAGCTTGTAAAGACTTGTCCTAAACTGCCTGCTCGTTGTGAGCAAATAAGTCTTAAACAGGGCGTAGAGCCTGATACAGAACAGCGTGGCGGATCTCAGCTAATTAAATGGGGCAATCACTATATTGCTATCTCTCATGAAGTTGTTTTGTTTAAAAACTATATGGAGCAAAAGAATGGAACCTACCGACATCGCCTATGCGTATGGGATGAAGATTTTGTTTTAGTAGGAGTATCTCCTGAAAATTGGGCTTTCCTAGATGGACAGATTGAATTTTGTGCAGGTGCTGCAAAGAATGAAGGAGACCTATTAGTTAGCTTTGGATTCCAAGATAATGCAGCTTTTGTTTTACAGGTTCCTGGCGAAGTTATTAATACAATGATTGAAGAGGCATTAAATGTTTAAGTCAATAAATGATTTAGTTGTTGATCTTTCTAAAGACCCGTTTAATCCTATTCTAAGTTTTAAGATTGCAATGGAATACGAAAAGGCTGGACAAACAGCATCTGCCGTTTCTTTTTATCTTCGTACAGCAGAATACGGATATAATTCTCATCCAGAGTATGTATACACATCTCTTTTAAAATCTGCACAATGTTTTGAAAATCAAAAAAATCGTGAGAGCACGGTCCACAACTTATTCTTAAAAGCTGTTGCATATATTCCAACAAGACCAGAGGCATGGTTTCTTTTAGCAAGATTTTGCGAAAGAGCACAGCGTTGGCAAGAAGCGTATACCTTTTCCGAAACAGGATTAATGTACACAAAAAATAAAGTAACCCCCTTGCCTGCTTGGGTAGATTATCCAGGAGAGTACTCTTTAATATTTGAAAAAGCTGTTACTGGTTGGTGGGTAGGCAGAAAAGATGAATCTTATGACTTGTTCCAAGAAATTATTAAACAGGATATAGCACATGGATACAGAACAGCAATTCTTGCCAACCTTAAATTATTTCAAAAAAGAGAATACATTGATCCATTAGAGCCAGTAGTAACTAATTTCCGTAAACACTTTGATAGCGATGCTCCTGTAATTATAGACGTTGGTACAAGAGATGGTGATGATG